CAAAATCAATCGTCACCGTCAGCAACATCGCAGACAGCGCCGCCAATGTGCCAAGTATCGCCATGCCGCCGAGTGCGATTAGTGCGCCGACGAATGGCCTCATACGTTCGCCCTTGCGTTGCTGCAAGCCGTTCGCCAAGCCTCTATATACGCCATTGCCGCCTCTCGCTTGAATTGCGCGGTGTACCATTGCTCCAGCGCTATCTTCTCGGCTTCTAGCGCCTTCAAATAGTCAGGATGCCGTAACGCTTCGTCCGTCGCTTGCGTAGAACTCACGCCAACGAAAAGACCTTTTATGCGTGCGAGTTCCGTCTTTACCCAGCTACCCAAGTGGTCAGCCTGTGCCCTGAGTGCTGCGTGGTTCCCTGCTTGTTCGTGTAGGAATTGGAGCGCCTTTTCTGCTTTTGGTTCGAGTTCCTCGGCTTTCAAAACCTCGCCCTCCCCTCTGTAATCCGCTGCGCTACGTCCTGCACCCGCTTGTACAACATCAGCCGGTCTAGCCGCGCCCGCGCGAACGACAACTCATTGCCGCGCTCCTTGTATTTTTCTAGCAACCAGTTGTTATACGAAAGCGCGTCGTCTAGTTCGCGTTTAGGCACATAGCCGAGTCGCTTCATTAGTTGTTCAATCACGCTTGCCCTTCCATTCTTCGTCTTTTTCTAACGTCTTTTTGAAATACAAATTGCCCGCGACGTGGTAAACGATGATGCCCTCAGGCTTCATAAATCCTTGCGCCGCTTGGCTCCCTAGTGTCCGCAAGTCGTGAATGACGTGCGAAACAACAGCGGTATCAAATACGCCCGTAAACAAAACAGGAACCACATCGCAGCAAGCGGGTCTGTCGTCTTTCCATCGGCTTGTATTGAATAACGAAAAACGCTTTTCCTTTTGCCCGTAGCCGCGCTGAATTCCTGCGCCCCACCACTCGCCAAAATGACGCCCAACGCCGAGACCCATCAATTCGCCTTTGTGTTCATGCGCCCACTTGGAAAAGCCAAAATTATCATCCTCTGGTGTAATCCATCGGGTGCGGCTACCAGTCAAAAACTGACCATCCTCTGTGATGCAAATTTGCGCGTTTGTGCCATCAATCTTTTCGGTAATGACGCACTCACGCGACAATCTAGCAATCTTGCCAAAGCCTTCAAATTCAATCATCTCGCCCCCAGTTCATGCCGACCCAATGTCGGCTTATAATGTCCGCACTTATTCCCAATCGGCACACGAACCTGCTCATTCCTGCACTCAACAGGCTTTGAGATATCCTTTGGCGAGTAGCAGTAAATACACGGTATGCAGCTAAACGCCGTCCTGCGCCAGTCGTCTTGTGGTTTAGGTTTTGGCACATCAACCTGTCCACGCGTGAATGAATGGCTTTAGCCACGCCCATAGCCACGGAACACCAAAGAACAGCAGTAAGCAAAGCGCAAAGCCTGCCGCAACGCAAAGCACCATTGACCATGCCATTGCATACGCTATGCCGGTTCCGATATCGCTCATTTCGCCCCCTTAATCACCAATCCACCCCGCTGCACCAGCGCAAGCGTTGTCCGATAAAACGCCTTTAGCCACATCAGCTCTCTTTCCTCGCGCGTCATTTCCTTACCCTGGTCAAGCGCCGTGTGGCAGTCATAACACAGCGCAGCAACTAAATCGTGCGCCTTAATCGACCGCCCCTTCCCAGCCCAACTCCAATTAGGGTGACTGCCGACTATCTTCCCGTACTCGTCCAAGCCACAATGTCCACAGGGCAGAGTGCGAGCAAGTGCCATCATGTCTTTAGACCGGACGTAGGCGGTTTTGGGAATCACTTAGCAGCCCCCAAGCAGTCGCCACGCTGTTGCGGCCTGGATTGGGACTTGCGCGTTACCCAATCCTTTGAGTCGGTGAACCCGATGGGGAATCCCATCAACCACTCTGTCCACACGGGACTCAACTTCCCACCAATCATTGATGATATTGACGGCGTTGATCGGTTCGCTTCGCTTGGGCTGTTGTGTTCTTTCGCTAGGTGCGCCGTTGGTGTAGGCCAATATTTTTGTGTCACTTGGTCGCGTAAGTTGCTTGGCTTGCTGCGGCCTGGCCTCGTTATCGTCGCTTCCCGATGTAACGCTTCCGGCGACTTCGGCGGCATCGCGTCCAACGTATTTGGCGTGGCAAAGAGCGAACCATCTATCTCTGTGATGCGGCGCTCCGACATCGGATGCGCGTATGCAGAGCCACCTTGTGTCATACCCCAGCGCGGCCAAGTCTCCGAGAACGGTTCCCAATCCGTTATAAAGGATTGCTGCGACGTTTTCCAAGAACAAGTATTTCGGTCTAACCACGCCAGCGATACGCAAGACTTCTCGGTAAAGCCCTGATCTGGTTCCTTCGCCAAGACCTGCTTGCTTTCCAGCGACTGACAAATCTTGGCAAGGGAATCCTGCATGGATGCAACCCACTCTGCCGGTGTACTCGGATGGATCGAACAGCCGAACGTCTCCCTCCCACACTCGCAAGTCAGGGAACCATCCGTCTGCGGCTCGTTCTCTGAGGACTTGGCAGGCGTACTTGTCCCACTCAACGGCACAGATTGATCTGTGTCCAAGAATGAGGTCTGCAAGTAAGCCACCGCCTACTCCCGCGAATAAATGCATTGTGTCCAATTCACACCCGCTCCCAGCACTTCGTCTCCGTCGCGTGCCGATACGGGTCTTTCTTCACCTCGTCGCCTCGCCGTATCAGCCCTTCCCGCACCGCACGCTTGTACACCCCGCCCCACGCTCTCAACTCGCTCGGCTGGGCGTAGCCGTCCTTTGCCATCGCCTCCCGAAGCTCCCACGACCAAAACCGCGCGTGTGTTGCAACGTACCATTTAAGGTACTTGTACGCAGTCTCCGACCATTCGGGATGCTCGCGGTCTGCCTTCGCCATTGCGCGAGGAATGATTGCGTCTCGAGTGCGGATTGCGTCGTCTATCGCTAGCTGTTGCATGGCTTCTCCATTCGTTACGATGCGCTCGTCAACGGGGAATTGTCAACACCTATTCGCGCGATTCCGTAAAGCGCCCGAACTCACCCTCAATGCGGAGTTCGTCGGCAGCATTGACCCAAAACGCAGGGTCGAGTTTGATAGCCTCTAGCGCTGCTTGGGCGGCTTTCTCACCAGAGACTAAAGGCGCAAAGTCGTCGGATATGCTGAGTGTTATCTTCATGCGGCTTGGTCAAACAATGACGCCGACTGAGCCAAAGCATTCCGTAGATTCTTGCGCGCTTGTTCGTAGTAGCTGGCCTTCAACTCTGCGCCAACGAACCGACGCCCCATCTGGACAGATACGAAGCCCTCGGAGCCAATGCCAGCGAACGGGCTTAGAACAATGTCGTTCGGGTTAGTCCACAACGCAACACCGCGACGGATAACCTCGAGTTGAAGCGGGCAGATATGCCGCTCGTCGTCATGCTCCCTAGCACTTTGATACTGCAAAGTATCGTTAGGGTTGATATCCATCCAGACGGGGCTTGCCACCTTCTGCCACAAGTCGACCGGATATTCCTTAGCATCGTGAGTCACGCGGTCTACGCGCTCACCAGGCGCTCTCATCGTGATTAGGTAGTCAGGGATTCCCTGCCGACTCATCGCTGCGTTTTCGCGGACGGTCTTATGCAAAAGCCCCAGTGCCTTCGTGCGCTGCATCGAGGTTACGGGGTCTTTCCAGATAACGACCTCCGAATGATGGATAAACCCGCGATCTTTGAATGCGCGAATCAAATCCCCGCGAAAGTCTTTCAGGCCAATTACCCCGTCGCGCTCTTTTGAGGTCGGTAGCAACATACAATGGAACGACACATTGCGCCCCGGCTTCATCACTCGTTTGAGTTCGTCAACAAGAAAACCAAACTGCGTAAAAAATTCCTCGTCATTACGGCAGTTCCCCATATCTCTAGGGCTGTTGCTATACGTGTACAGCGACGAGAATGGCGGCGAGAAAATGGAGTAGTCCATCGAGCTTGCAGGAAGCCCCTTTAAAACCTCCACACAATCGCCGTGATACAAACTCCACTTATCTGCAATATCTTGGTCTAAAACATTCATGCGGCCTCCCGAAGCCATGAAGGTGTTTCGATTTTGAGTGCTGGTTCGTATGCGTTAAATGTGCGCTTCAAACCCAAAACACTCGCCTTAACTGATTCGTTTGTTTCTCTTGCAAGCTGCTCTGCCATTTCCAGCGCGTCACGCTCTTTGCGCTTGAGGTTCGCTGCTACCGCGCCCTCTAGCACGCTTGAGAAAATGTGAACATCTACCGGATGCTTTTGACCGAAACGCCAGCAGCGGCGCACGGCTTGGTAGTACGACTCAAAAGAGTCAGTAACCCCAACGAAGGCCATCTTTTTGCAGTGCTGCCAATTCAGGCCAAAGCCCGCGATTGATGGCTTAGTTACCAGCACGCGAATTTTTCCTGCGGCAAAGTCAAACAACGCACGCTCTTTGCGATCAACGTCCATCGACCCCGTAACCTCAACCGCGCCCTCGATTGCTTTGGTGAGCATTTCCGACTCGGAATTGAGTTCACACCAAACAATCCACGGCTCGTTATGCGCGTTGACCAATGCGGCGCAATCCTTTACCCGTTCCTCCACGCTAGTGCGTCGAGCATCGCGGCGCTCAGATAGGGTCTGCGCCTCCATCGCAAATAGCATCCCATTGGCTGAGTGTTCCGCGTGTACCGTATGCTCATGGACGTTAAGCGGGGGCAAGTTATAGGCATTGTCATCAAACCCCAAATCAGACGGGCGACGCACCATCGCACCCCATGACGATACCCAACGCCAGAATGCGTTTTTAGCGTGGCCCTTGAGCCTCCATACTTGCGTCTCCGCCCCATCGTGGCAGAAATACTCTGAGAGCATTTCAACGCGGGAACACACGCCCAAAAATTCCGCGTGAGTGCCCAACTCCGTCCAGTCGTTAGGCGCAGGCGTAGCCGTCGCGCACAGCTTGTATGCCGTGGCCTTAAATGCGTCTAGCAGGTGTTGCAGGGTCTTGGTGTTGTGGTGTTTGATGATTGACGACTCATCCAGCACAACCGCGCCATACTTACTCGCGTCAATCAAGTGTAGGCGGTCATAGTTACAAATATCAATGCCAGTCGTTGACTCGTGGCCACCGAATATCTGGGTAACCTTCACGCCAATATCTGCGCCCTCTGCTACGGTCTGCGCCGCAACAGCAAGGGGAGCCAGAATCAAGACAGGCAACTTGGCTACGGTGTTCACTTGATGCGCCCATGCCAATTGCATACGGGTCTTGCCCAACCCCGTATCAGCAAAGATAGCCGCCTTACCACGGCGCAAAGCCCATTGTGCGAGTGCGCTTTGGTGCGGCATAAGGGGATAGTCAAACCCAACGGGCTCAAGCCCTGCTGGAGTGAATACCGCCATTTTTGATGCTACAAAATCATCGTATCTCATGCTTCCCACCACGCACTTTTAGGCACAATCCCATGCAGTCGGCAATAGTCGTCCAACTCCTCCATGCTAGGCTGCGTGCGCCCTGCGTCGCGTTTGATTACTTCGTTGATCTGCGCCATTACGTGCGGCGCTTGGTCGCGGAGCTTCGCAAAGTACGCCCACTTTGGTGAGGGCGCTTTATTCACGCGCTGCGTTAATAGTGCCATACACCGCGCTCTAGATTCCTCGGCGTCCTTACCCTTCGTGTTGATCACTTCGGGCCTGTATGGAAGATGTGCCGTGATAGTAGGCGCTGCCGCCGTCTCGCACAATTCCAAAAACTCCGGCAATGTCGGCGGGAACGGTTTTTCGTTCAGCCGATTGACCGCCTGAGTTACCTGCGGAATCGAGTATGCAGAGAGTTCGTCAGCCCAGCACTTCTTAACGTCATGCTGGTCAACGTCTCGCCACATATCAAGAAACTTTGTCCCGTACATCGCCGTCATCCTCGCAAATAACCGCTCCACTACCTTCGTAAGTAGCTCCGGACTTGCGCCCCGTA